CTCTCCCGTCTTGATACTCATGAATCGGATTTATTTTTTTTCTTGTTCCCATGCTATTCCCTCCACTGGATGTGTCCCTACACCTGGAATCCAATATGGAACTCTTAACCAAGCGTATTCGTTGATTAACTTTAATGCTATGTGATCGTATTTGTAATCACCCTGACCTTTGAATGAAGGATCATTGTTCTTGGACCACTGCTCCAGACCCTCTTTAAGATTCATAGCTGCTCCTTTCGCATGATGCATTGAACACATCTAAATCCATAAAGTCTTGATTGAGCTGTTCAACTTTCTGTTCGCACATCTGTTGACTTTTCATTTGCTCTTCCACAATAAGACATTCTGTTTGTCCGTCGTTTGGTAGACAAAGATGTAATAAAAGAATGATTGTTTCCATTACTCCTCCATTTCTTTCTTCACGACTTCTCGTGATATGTACTTTAGCCCAGGTAGGACTGTTCCCTCATGCTCGATTCCCATTCTTTCCACGATATCCACTAAGACATGGATCGTTAAAGGATACGGTAATCTTGCCACGAACGAATTATCTTTGATAGTTTTTCGTTCTTTGGGTTTTTTAAATTCTAGAACTTTCTCCGTCATGATGTTCCTTTCTTATTTGGGATTAAACAATTCGTCATAGGTAAATTGTTTAGACTCTTCTTCACTAGAGAAGAATACGTCTATGTAATGGTGTTTGTTGTCTTTGATGTACTCTTGCATTTGAGGGAGTATTTGTTCTTTGTCCCCGATAAATGTTTTACCATACATCTTGCCATTACGTTCTTTGACCTTAATTGTTATATCCATTTCTATATAGGATAATATAGATATTAATAGCCCGTGGTCAAGGGCTAATGTTATAGAAAGGAGGAAAAGTGTTGAGCACGAAAGGATAAATGCTCACGGCCCAAGGACCACGGAAGAATAGAATACCTCTATAAAGAGGAATTTCTACAAAAATAAAAAAAATATTTTCAAATTCTACAAATCTCACTCTTTCATTCTTCGACAAGCTATTATCATTGATATACTTCAATAGTAGCCAAATATTTCATTCTTCTAGTCATTCTTCTGAAGAATAACATATTCTTCTGAGGGGGCTCGCAAATCTGAATTGGATTTATATTTTTGTTGATTTTGTTAGATTTCTTCTTATAAGGGAATTATGAAGTTTAGAAAACCAGGGGATGATATCGTGTTGACTAAAGAGTTGACCGAGATGAGAGATGAACTGACACCAAAACAAATAGCTTTTGCTGAAAACTTAGTTGCTCAAGAGAATCGAAAGACTGCAACTGAATGTGCTGTTATGGCAGGATATAATCCTAACTCTGCTAGAATTACGGCATCTAAATTACAAAGTGCCAAAGAGTTTCCCAAAGTTCATGCTTACATTCGAGCCTTACAGGAAGATCTTTGGAATAAATATAAAATCTCACCCGCTACACATATGAGAAGATTACACGAACTTGGTCTTCGTGCTGAGAATCCTACCTCAAAAGATATCAATGAGTTTGATATGAAACCAGATCTTAAAACAGCTTTAGCTGCTGAGATTAGTAGAGGTAAAGCAGCTGGATATTATGAGAAAAAAGAAAAACAAACAGGAAAAGGAATTGATAACTTGACTCTCGAAGAAGTTGATCAAATGTTGCAAGACTTGAGAAAACATTCTATCATTGATCAGACCCCTACGGATTTGGAGGATAATGAATCCGAGACAATACAAGGCAACGATCAGCGAGAACAAAGCGATCAACAAATTTCTTGAAGAAGGTTATTACGTCTTTAAAAACTGTTGCGAACAAGGTCCTATCGATATCATTGTCGTTAATCCAAAGAATGGTAGAGCACATTTCTTTGATATTAAAACATCTCAGGGAAGTAGAATTGTAAATGGCAAGTCGGTTGGTGGTTCGGGAAACAAACTCAAACCTACTCAAAAAGAACTTGGAGTCCGACTTTGTCTTGTCGAAGGAGAAGAGATTCGCATTGTTGAAAAAAGAGAAACAATCACCAAAAGACAGAAAAAAGAAAACGGCAACCCCTTCCGTAAAGCGAGGAAGGGAATCAACTTTTTGGAAGAATGTTAGGTCGATAACTCCGAACATTTATTGGACAAGAATTGAAACTTACGGAACCCCAGGAATACCCGATTTACTGGGAGTTTATGTAGATAAATCTTTAAAGAAGAATATTTCTTTTTGGTGTGAATTGAAGCTAACAAAAGGAAACAAACTTGATTTGTCACCTTTCCAAATTTCATGGAATTTAAAGCGTTATTCTCTATGCCAAGATAATTTTATTATGGCCAAGGGGGTGGAAGAGAGGAAGATTTTCTTTTGGCCAGGGGCCGTGGTGCGTGAGCTTGTGACCAACTACAAGGATGTGGAACCCCTGTTCACGGTCGACCAACCATGGACGCATGTGCTTGAGCCCGCTATCGGGCGTGTGCTTGTGCATGTTCCTTGATTGATTTTTTATTTTTATTTTTTTTCTGAGCTGTGACCGGGGCAGCTGGGCCCCGATCGGTAATAAATTATTACTTTTGATCCCGTTGCTTGAGCTTGTGAACTTTCCACTTCCACCCAAAAGGATTTTTATATTCTTTTATCCACACCTCTACCTCATTTCCGTTGTTGTCCTTCCAAACAAGACGATCAGAAGATACAGAACTAAATTTATTTTGCATTTTCATCTGCCTTCGTCTGCTTGTGCATGTAATCGTTCCAGTGTGACTCTGAGAAGTTTGGTGCGTGTCGCTTGGCAAAACTTTTGATTAATCCTTCAGTGTATTCGACTGACTTGAGCGACCTAGCCACTAGAACTATGTCGGCTAGTTCTTTTAAATGTTTCTTTGTTATAGTCATAACAAATCCTTTCTATATATTCTCCCATAATCTATCAAAAAAGACCTGGATCTCCAAATAAAAAATGGTCATAAATTATTACCTCAACCCCGGCAGCAGGTTGGGCCTCTGGCAGCTCTGAGTAATAAATTATTACTTTTGAGCTAAAGCCGCCAGGCTGCCCGTGAGCCGTGATTCGTCATAAATTATTACTTTTGAGCTGACCTGGATCCAGGTCTCACCTGTGCCTGTGCTTGTGCGTGAACCTGCGTTCTGTGCTTGTGCGTGAGCTTGTGCTTGTGAATTTTTCTCGGCCCACGGAGAGCTGCTCCAGCTGCGTGAGCTTGTGCGTGTGATTTGTAATATTTTATTACTTTTCCCCCTGGGGGTGCCTGAGCATTGAGGTAATATTTTATTACTTTGCCCTGACGCCCAAAAATTTTTTGAGTCATAAATTATTACTCGGGAAATCTTTCTTTCCATTTTAAATCTGAATATTCAAAAATTTCTTTTTTAAGTTCTTCTAAATATTTACTATCATTTAGACAATGAGTTAAAACATTTATAACACCCTCATAATCCATATCTGTTTCTCTTTCTAAATATTTCTGAACTTCTTTTTCTTTTATTTCCATAATAAATACCTCCGAATATTTATTTAATTAGTTATATAAATATAGGTATTTTTATATATAATACAAACAGAATATTCAGAAAGGAAAAAACAATTATGAATATTAGAAATGTAATAGAAAGACTCAGAAAAGTTTATCTAGATGAACATTCTGAGGATTATACTAAATGCGAACTAATGGAAAATATTTTGAGGGGATATCAAAATAAATTTGCACTTAGATTAAATGCTAAGTTTGAAAATAATTTTTTTGATTACTCACTAAATAATTCTAGTCGTATTGCAAAAAATAAATTTAAAGCGATTGCTGATCTTGTTAATCATAAAATTGAGGGGCTATTAGATAATGAAAATATTAATGTCTTTGTTTGTGATGAAGAAAATCAGTTTTACGTTTCAGATTATTTTTTAACTACCAATGACAATAGAACAATTTCACAAGACGCATATGAAAATGATTATTTCACTTGTGATGATTGTGAAAACGTTTTTCATAATGATGAAAGAAGAACTTATTATGAAAATGAAAATGATTATCTTTGCCATGACTGTTTAAGCAGTAATGGTTGGTATTGTGATTACCATGATGACACGCACCATGATGATTATCACTGTGAAGAGAATGAAGAAGATAATCACCATGATTATTTAGACGCATACAACGCAAAAATTCTTCTTGAATTTTTAGGCAAGGCAGTCGCTGAAGTTGGAATACAAAATGCAATTGTATTAATTGATAGTGTTCTATTTTATGGAATTGAAGTTGAACTTCACACAAGACATGAAGTTATATCAAGATATGACATTGTTGAAAAATTCCGTGATGTTATGAAATCAATTCTTTGTAAACATGATGGTAGTCTTCATGCTGATTATGGTTTTGAATTAGTATCAACAAATGCAACGTTTCATTATCATAAGAAAACATTTTGGAATAAGTTTTTTGAACTTAATCCTAATCAATACGTCAAAGCTTATCATGGATATAATTGTGGTATTCATATTCACTTCTCAAGAAAAGCTTTTACAGATAATCAAATGAAACGTTTAAACTGTTTTTATAACAATCCACAAAACAGAGATTTGATTACTGAAATTGCTGGTCGTGATGAAAATCAATATTGTAGATTTAAACCAATGGTTGATTTTCATTCACCGATTAGAACTCATGGTGAAAAATATTCTGTTATTAACTTCGATAACAAAGACACAATCGAAGTAAGAATATTTAGATCGAACATTAAACAAATTTCTTTTTTTAGATATTTAGAATTTGTTCACACTGTGAATTTATGGATTAGATCAAATCATAAAAACAATGCTGATAATTTACATCACCATGATTATTTTGATTGGTTATTAAAAAACGTTCATAAAGACTATGCTAATCTTTTAATATTTTTAGATGATAAACAACACTTCGAACATTTAAAACATATTGAAGAATGGAAATTTATTTACAATGATTTCAAGAACATAGTTCACGATTTCAGAATAAATAATTCAGAATTAATTAATCAAGAATTAGAAAGTGAGAATTAAAAATGTGTTTAATTATTTTAGCTAACGATATTAAATCATTATCCATTGATGATATGGAAACTGCATATAACAGAAATTCAGACGGATTTGGGGTAATGTATTTAAATAAAAAAAATAACTTTGTTTCAGAAAAGTTTTTACCAAATGATTTTAATGAAGTGAAAACTTTCTTTAATGAACATAAAAAAAATACTGATACAATAGCTATGCACTTTAGATATAAAACTGAGGGAAAGATTAATAAAAAGAATTGCCACCCTTTTATATCTTACAATCAAGACAGTAGAATTATCGGAATGATGCACAATGGAGCAAGATTACCAATACCGTTAGTTCATAAAAATTGTTCGGATACATGGCATTTCAATGAACATAATTTAAAACCATTGTTCAAGAACAATCCAAATGTAATTTTAAATTCTAATTATCAAATAGAATTAGCTGAACATATTGGAACGGATAAAATGATTTTCTTAGATAGCAAATCAAGAAAGTTTATTATCATCAATGAGAAAGTAGGAAACTATAAAGGTGCTAATTGGTTTTCAAATGATTATTGGGATACAAGAAAAATCTCTTTTAATCATAAAAGCTTATCACTTTATGATAATAATAGTTTTGATTATGATTATGTTTCAACACCGACTGATAAAGAAATTAAAAAAATGTCAGATAGTGAAATTGAAATGTTTGTTGATCACTGCGTTTATTCTGAGGATACTTATCCATTGATAGAAACAATTAAGAACTATCAGAAAAAACTAAAATAATTAATCTAGTGTTCCTGTTCCTGTACGTTTGGTGCAGGAACACCCACCCCCCAAAAAATTCCCACAAATCGCAGCTCCGTAATAAATTATTACTTTTTGCTCCTGTGCATGAAAATTTTTTTTTCGGCGCCTAACCAAAAAAAATTGAAGAATGAAATTTTTTTTGGTTAAGAGATACTAAGGAATTACGAAGTAATACATTACTATTGAAAATAGAGGGGTACCCCCTAAATTTAGAAGTAGTATATAGTTAGTGCTAGTATATAAATATACACAGAAAAGATGAGCGATTTACTATCAGATTTGTCTTCCATGTCTCAAGAAGAGAGACTTTTGTTTCTCAAGAAGCTTGAGCTAAAGAAGGTACAACTTGAATCCGCAAGGAACTCTAGGGACTCCTTTGGAAATTTCGTAAAAAACATTTGGCCCGACTTCATAGAGGGGAGGCACCATAAAATCATTTCTAAAAAATTAGAAGCCATCAGGGATGGAAAAATTTCTAGATTGATTGTGAACATGCCACCTCGACATACTAAGTCAGAATTTGCCAGTTATCTCTTTCCCGCCTGGATGATGGGCAATAACCCTAAATTAAAGATTATCCAAACCACCCATACAGCCGAGCTAGCCTATCGTTTTGGTCGTAAGGTCAGAAATTTGATGAACGAGAACGAATTTAAGTCCGTGTTCCCCGACACTGAACTCAGAGCAGACTCTCAAGCTGCTGGAAGATGGGAAACAAACCACGGAGGGGAGTATTTTGCAGCAGGTGTCGGTGGATCTATAACCGGTCGTGGTGCAGATTTGCTCATTATCGACGATCCACACTCCGAACAAGACGCTTTAAGTAAGACTGCGATGGAGAATGCATGGGAATGGTACACTTCAGGTCCCCGTCAGCGTCTTCAACCAGGGGGAAGTATCGTTGTGGTCATGACCCGTTGGTCAGAAGACGACTTAACAGAGCGTTTGATCGAGGCTCAAGCCAAAGATCCGCTCGCAGACAAGTGGGAGATTGTCGATTTCCCTGCGCTCATGGACGACGGCACCCCTCAATGGCCAGAATTCTG